GGAATTCGACGTGCGTCAGACAAAGACCATGTGGAAATTTGGGACATAACATCATCATGTAAGTTTGCCAAACGGCATCTTACACAGCGTAAGAATTTTTATCGAGAGGCCAAGTATCCATTTGACCTTGAGCGGGTCAATTATATATAATAACAATTATGTCAAGAATATTAAACTTAGAAACTAACCGCGCATACGACCTTAATGAAATACCTGACGAGATTGAAGATCTGCGTTTCTGTATACTAGATAATTCAGATCCCAAATCTCCAGACTATTTTTACATACCCTTGATCTTTTTAGAAAGTTTCAATTCGCCGGCCTTGGTGCTACGCATTGGAGAACACACAATTAAAATGCCGGTGGATTGGCAATTGTTAATTGGTGAACCCGATCTAGGTGATCTAGAAGTTGTACCACTTACTAGTATAAATGATCGTGGCTTTAGTGCATTTTGTTTTAATCCGGTACGAAGTTATAGACCCGAATTCCACGCAGTTGAAATAGTAGACATTTATCAAGATGTCAAGTGGTATTTCCCCAAACTACGCCCCGGACAGTTACTAGCAGTACCTATTGATCCCGAATCAGAACATCCATTATGTGCGTATTTTGTAAAAGATATCAGTCGTGTTAGTGAAGTTGTAGACTTTGGGCGGGCATGGTAATGTCAGATCGACTCAGTATTCAAAATGAAATGCGAGCTTTCGACCATAAAGATCGAGAATTTTACGACAGTCTCACAGAAGACGAGCTAAAGAAATTTAGTACATTCTTAATGATGAAATATGGAGCCAATGTCAGTGGATCAAGCGATTTACAAGAGTGGTATTTACGAGCTCATAACGAACGAGTAAACACAAATTTTTATGACATCAGTCGGCATCCCAAACTACAATGGTTATTGTGTACCACAGTCAGTCCCGGCATGGGTTCGCAGCGGCATTATTGGTTAAAAGCCAAGAAAGACCAGACCGACAATCGTTCTCGGAAATTTTTAGCTGAACAGTTTCCGCATTATAGTGACCAAGAAATCGACTTGTTGGCCACAATTAACAGCCGAGAACAATTGCAAGAGTATGCTCGAAGTCTAGGTTGGGATGAGCAAGATATCAAAAAACAATTATGAGTTTTCAATGCCAGTACTGTCTTAAGTCGTTTAGTCGTGAAACTACATTAATTCGACATGTTTGTGAGCGCAAGCGTAGATTTCAACAACAACGAGAAATTGGTGTTCAATGGGGCTTTCAAGCATATGTAATTTTCTATGAAACCACACAAACCACATCTAGAAAAACTTATGAACAATTTGTTGACAGCAGTTATTACACTGCTTTTGTGCGTTTTGGTAGGCATTGCCACAGCGTTCATTGTCCTAACTTTGCCAATTATACCCAGTGGTTACTAAAGAATAATCGTCGACTAGACCAATGGTGTCAAGAACGCAACTACTCTGAGTGGTTAGTGGACTATCTTCGCCGTGAAAATGTTCGTGATGCACTGGAACGGTCGGTTGAAACCATGGTTAATTATGCTCATGAGCATCCAGAACTGCGTAATGGTTACTGTGACTATTTTAGATTGGTCAATGAAAACAAAATATGCTATCATATAGCAACAGGTAGAATCAGTGCTTGGGCAGTTTTTCAAAGTAGATCTGGGCAGGATTTTCTAGAAAGACTACGCGAAGATCAAGCAGGATTGATCATGGAATTAATAGATCCTGGGTACTGGCATGCTAGGTTTAGAGATTTGCCCGACGATGTTGAGTTTGCACATCAAGTTCTTGGAACAGCCGGACTATGAAATTTACCAGCGATATTGATATAGATTTTGCTGACAGACAACAAATTATACAACTTATTCGTCATATACCAGCCAGTATTGACTCAAAAACAGCACATAATACCGGTGTGTATGTGACAAGTATTCCTGTTGACCCTATAAATCGGCGCAGTGCACTAGACTATCACAGCGCCGAACAGCGCGGTTATATCAAATTAGATTTACTTAATGTAGGGTTATATCAGCAGGTTCACAGTCCTAAGCATTTAGATCAGTTACTGGCTGCGCCGATTCCTTGGACCAGATTACATGAAAGATTCTTTTGTGAGCAGTTAATTCACATAGGCAATCATTATAATCTACTACAGCGTATGCCCGAGCCAGTCAATAGTATCACAAGAATGGCTATGTTTTTAGCTGTTATTAGGCCCGCCAAGCGTGGTTTAATCGGTCTACCCTGGTCCGAAGTCGCCAAGTCTGTATGGGACAAGAGCAGTGATGGTAGTTATGGATTTAAGAAAAGTCATGGTATCGCCTACGCACATCTTGTAGCAGTCAACATGGTATTATTAGATCAAGCTAAGTAACTCGTCTAATTAGAGTAATACTGCGTCGTTTTGATCTTTTAGCGGCCATTTCTTTTAAATTCACATGCGGGCCCATGCGTATGTTGACATCTTTGCTGTTCATGGTCTTGACAGCAAATTTAAATTCTGTCCAATCCTGTTTAAGAAAAACATTGATTGGAATCATGCGATTTGATTCCCACCACCATTGTTCTCCTAGGTCAAGAAATCTTTTCTTTTGACTAGCAGTTTGTAAGCTACCATAATCATAAATCGTAGTAATTTGTTCATCGGAATTTTGAATTATTCCTATGTACTCGTTCCCACCATAGACTAGGTAAGTTATAAAAGGGTACTGACTGAGTAGCTGCTTGTATTCTTCCACTTTGGCTATAAATAGTGTAATAATGACCGTAATCAACACATATTTATATCCAAATATTGTAGTGGCCCAATTTTGGGATCCCACTATTTTTACTGTGAGGAATCGCACCGTGTATGCTAGACCCGTTACTGTGTATCAAGGCATTGATAATCCCATTCAGGTTCATGTAAAGAATCAAGATCAAAAGCCAGTTAATCTAACTGGTTATGTCATGCAAGTAGAAATACAAGATCCAGTTAATAAAGTCACTGTGGATTCTGTAGGTGTTGCTTTTAGTAATATACAGTTAGGGCGCGGGAGTTTTACACTCAGTACTAATGCGGTAAACAATTTAGACAGCAGATTATACAAATTAACTTTTAAAACTACTAGAACCGCAGATAATGTTACTAGTCCGGTTTATATTGACGACAACTTTGGCGTACCTTTAGACCTACAAGTATTACCAGCTTACTACAATGAAGCAGTAACTATAGCCACACCGGGCACAGAAATCACAATCGATGGCGGTACTATATAATGTCTGCCAATGTAATCCTAAAACAAATTTTACTTAAACGCGGAAACAGTGCTGTAAGCAGCGCCTATGTAGGTCCATTAGGCGAAATTACCCTTGATACCACATTTAAAACCATACGCATTCATGATGGCATCACCCCAGGCGGTAATCTTATAGCCCAAGGCGCACAAGGGCCTGCTGGTCCTGCCGGTGCTCCAGGTGGACCCCCTGGGCCACAAGGTAATATAGGTAGTACAGGTGCCACTGGTTTACACGTTACTTCGGCCAATGTCACAGTTGGTAATTTGTTGATTACACTGTCAAATTCACAGGTTATAAACGCAGGCTTGGTTACGGGACCCACAGGTCCAATCGGCTTACAAGGAAATGTAGGTAGTACAGGTGCCACCGGTCCCGCAGCAAATATTGCCATTTACGATGAAGGTAATCTAGTAATTGGTGCTGTAGCAAGTATAAATTTTGTTGGTGCTATAGTAACTGCTAACACCGTCGGTGCTAATGTTACTGTGACCATAGTGGGTAATAATGTACCACTGAGCTCGGATAGATTAGTTAGCGGTAATGCACAGGTTGTTCTCAATACCAGTGGGCCAGAACCTTATGTGTTATTTCCTGCTGCTAGCACTGGTGGACAGCTACAGATTTCTGAAGCCGAGATATCAAGCATATCGGGCAATCTAGCTCTGACATCGGCACAAGATGCTTTTGTAATTAGTAATGGTGATGGTTCAGTGCCTGGTGGGTCAAAACTCTGGAAGTTTGATCGAAACGGCGCTTTTAGAACTCCTGGCGATTCAATCACAGTAGGTGGCTATACTGTACAAGCCAGTAACAACAATGAAATAGATTTGTCAAATGGCCCTGATATAACAATCAAGAGCAATGTTGGTGGCGTAGCCATTGTGGCTAATTGGGCAGTAAATCCTGCTGAATGGGGATTTCTCCCCGACGGCAATATCGAGTTGCCCAACGGTACACGCATACGCGACATCGGTAATTATGGTAGCAACACTTCTGGTTTAGAACTAGGAAATCACGGTTTTACTTTGGATTTTGGTAGTCCTTCAAACGATTGGGCTATAATGTCTGGTGCTCGCTTGATCGAGGTTCGACCCGACGAAATATTCAATATTAACTTCGCCGAACAGGCCAATTGGCAATTCGCCAACACTGGTAATATTACATTCCCAGATGGCACCATACAATCTACTGCTATACCCAACAAAATAACCAGTAATACTGCTAACTTAATCATAAATGGCCTAGGGCCGGAACCGTATGTGTTATTTCCTGCTGCTAGTACCGGTGGACAGCTACAGATTTCCGAAGCCGAGTTATCAAGTATAGCAGGTAATCTGGCTCTGACATCTGCTCAAGATGCTTTTGTAATCAGCAACGGCGATGGTTCGGTGCCGGGTGGGTCAAAACTCTGGAAGTTTGATCGTACAGGGAATTTAACTTTACCACAAACTGCTATGGATGTAAGCCCAGCCCCAGTTAGCTGGCCTGGTATTACATTCAGTGATGGTACATTTCAAAACACAGCCTACACGGGAGGCGGAGCTGCTGGCACAGTTGACATCACTAATACCAATGGCTTAACCACTACCTACTATCCAACCTTTGTGGAAAGTAGAACCAGTGGGCAGTACATGAGAGCTGATGTTGACCTGACCTATCGTACAGATGATAATTTGTTACGGGCAGGCAATATTCAAGTTGGTAGAAACATATATGGATCCGCTTTTTATGGTATCAGTACCGCTATTCAGTTAAGACCTAACATAGATATAGATAAAAGGTTTTTATTCACTGTTGACTCTAGTGGTGGCAACTATATCCGTTCCGGCATGGAAATGCCCATGGCAGAAGTTGATAAAGCAGTAACCTTAGCGTTCCCACATGATAACAGCACTGCGGGTTATATATTCAACCAAGGTACAGACACAAATGGCACAGAATGGAACGATGCCTTAGTTATTTTCCAGAATGGCGGCAATGTCAAGATTGGTACAATCACCAGTGGTAATGGTACCAAAATTTGGGAGTTTAACCAGGCTGGTAATTTAATACTACCACAAACTGCCATGGAT